CTGGGGCTCCCACGTGCCGCCGTATTCCTCTAAATTTTGCACCTGGAACAAGGTTTGCCCATCCGGCGGCAGCAGGATGTTGTCCGGGTTCGCCTCTCCCTGCTCGTGGTCCAGGATGGATGCCGCGATGGCGTCGAGGATTTCCCCGTCTGTCTCCACCATGTCCTCGGGCAGGCTCCAGGCCCGGTCCGTGTTCAGGTATTCGACGTCGGGGATCAGCACGGATTCCTCCAGGGTCTGATTGAGGTCGATCAGCCCCTCTTCCCGCAGCATAATCTCCAGCGTCTGCAATGGCGTCTCGGCCTCGAGCTGCTCCTTGGAGTAGGTGGCTCGTCTCGAGGTAGCCCGCGCCTCTGCTTCGCCATAAATTCTCCGGTATCCGTCGAAGACCCTCTCTCGGCCTGCCGGGCTATCGAAGTCGGCCACAAACTCGCCTTCGAATTTCCTCATTCCAAAACGCTTTAGTTCAGCCTCAGCCGCATCTCGCTCGTTTTTTGTGCCGTTTTTGTGCTTTTCGATCAGTGCGCGGATGCGGTCCGCCACCATTTTCATGTTCCCGCCACGCGTGAATCGCTCCCGATGCTGGATGCGGTGCTGAATCTCGTGGAGCAAGGTGTCGAGCAGGTCTGCGTTCATTGCCTCGACGCCCTTCAAATGCTTATATCGCTTTCCTCCAAGGGTGATCGTATTGGCGAGTATGCTGGTACGCGTCTCATTATCATCGACTTCTATGGTCATATACCGGAGTTCCGAGTACGCGTCGTAGAGGTCTGGATGGTCCAGGATGTCCTCTAGGACAACCTCCTGTCCATGCTCAGTGCGATAGCGTATCGTATCTAAAATATCTCCGTTCTCGCCCTTTATTTCATTCCGGAACGTCGCCTTGCTGTCATCGATGACGAACCGCCATTTTCCGTCGAGCCCCTGGAACCACCCCGTCAGGCGGAATATCTCCTCAGCAGACCTCTTTCCCTTCGCGAACATGATTTTCGCCCTGGTGAGCTCTTTTTTCAGCGCAGGGTTGGCCTCATACGATCCGTACGCGGTCACGCCTGCGTTCTGTTCGAACGTCGCCGGCGCCCGGAAGGGGATTTCAATTTCGTACTCCTCGCCGGGGTTCACCACCAGGGTAGCATCTGCCAGGGACTGATCCTCCGTTGCAAGCCCCTCGGCCACCAGCATCCGTTTCAGCGTAGCTGAAAACGGTTCCGCTGCCAGCTGCTCATCCGTCCAGGTGGAGCGCATCTCCGTCGCCCGCGCCTCCGCCTCGCCGTACAGTCTCCGGTAGGCATCGAACCGTGTTCGTGCGTTATCGCCTTTTTGCAGCAGCCCCAAACGGTTTAATTCATCTCGCAGGCGCTTTTCCGTGGCTGCGGATTCTACGGTATTCTCCACGTTTGCCCAGTAGGCGTCCGCTTCCTCCATTGATATCTCGCCCTTGCGGACCCGCTGGAGCATCTCGTTGTATTCTCTGCGGGACGCCTGGTATGCAGGGTCTTGCCGAGCTGCAGCCATCTCCTCGCGGATCAGCCGTGCCCGTTCGCCGATCATCTCCGTGCTTCCGCCCTGGGCGAAGCTCTCGGTCACCTGGATGCCGTGCTGCACCTCGTGGAGCAGCGTCTTTATCGCTTCTTCGGTGTCAAGCTTCAGGAATTCCGGCCCGAAGGTGATCCTCCGGGTATCCGGCTCGTAGGATGCGATCGCATCGAGGCTCTTCTGGTACTCTATCCTGGTGCGCTTCAGTAGAGGATATGCGGCGAACAGTTTGGGATGATGGAGGATACTCTCAAGTTTCAAGTTCGGAACGTCGACCATGGATTCTCCCAGGGTCTTCTCTCCCTGGACCCAGTTGGCCGACACCGTCGCCTCGGCGTCGCTTATCTCATACCGCCATTTCCCATCAGTCCCCATCTCCCAGCCGGTTGCCTGCCAGATAGCGTCCGCGTCCTGCCCCGAGGCCCACATCTGTTCAGCCCGCTCCAGCAGGTCCCGGTCCATGGTCGCAGAGAACCGCCCGGCCTGCTGGTCGTAGCTCGCCGTCAGGCGCTTGGTTCCGTCCTCACCGTCCACGATCTTCAAGCTGATCCGCTCCGCCCATTCCCTGGGGGTGATCCCCCACCGCTTCGCCGCCTGCTGGGCCATGTGAGCCCACAGGGTGGCGTACCCTTCCACCACATTTGGTTTCAGCCACTTTGCGCCCAGGGATTGCAGCTGCTCCCTCACGTTCGCCTGGATCTCCTCGAGCTGGGCACGGTCCGCACCGGATGCCTCCAGGGCACGGGACGCCTCCTCCACCGCGTCGTTGAACTGCCCCCGGAGTTCTTTCTCCCGTGCCGTTGCCTCCCGGAGGGTCAGTTCCTCCGGGCCGCCCACGCGGATGTCCTGGTGCAGCCTGTCGTGCAGTTCCGTACCGGCCACGTGCTCCGCGTATGCTCCCGTCTCCACCCAGATGTCCGTCTTGTTTTTGCGGGCCTCCTCCAGGTCCTCGGCCTTCACGCCCAACTGGAGGGCAACCTCGGTCGGGTTCAGCCCCTCCTGGTTCAGCGTGTCGTAAAACACGTTGGCATCGATCCCCACCTCGGCGATCGGCCCGTCCTTGACCATTGTCTGTATCGCTTCGCGCCATGCCGGCGGGAACCGCTTCGCCAGGCGGGACTCCTTCGTCAGTCCGGCGATAGTGTTGAACCGCGCCTGCATATCCTTTGCGCGGCTCACCGCCAGGGAATTCGAGACGAAGTTTATCCCGGACCCAGGCACAAGCCCCAGGGCAAATGAGTAGGTGGCCTCGGAGACCTCCTTCCAGACGTCGTCCATGGCCGCTGCGAAGGTGGTCGGCTCAAAGGTGCCCCGCTCGCCCGTGAAGCCCAGCTTTTCAGGGTCCGGTACGATTCCTCCGGCCTGCTGCATCCATCCGTACATGTCGTCGGAGTTCACGCCCAGAGCGTCGCCAAGTTCCCGCACGTTCTGCTCGTTTTTCAAAAACTCCCCTACGACGATCTGCCAGCCCTTCTGCGCCCCCTCGGTGAGGACCTCGAAGGTCAGGTCTCCGGAGTATTCCTTGAAAAATTTCATTACGGCGTCCCGGAATGTTGGGGTCTTCAGTAGCGTGGAGATACCTTCCCTGGTCAGCAGCCGCCCCATCCCCGGCACGACCTTCGCCAGCTTCCCCGCCTGGAGCGCCTCAAGTCCGGATGACCCTATACCGTAGAGGATGGCCCCCACGCGGATAAGTTCCTCCGGCAGAAAGTTCCCTTCCTCGTCGCGGATCTCCTTGAATTCCCAGTAGGCGTTCCCCGCCTCCATGGCGAATCCCTTGGTAAGAGCCCCGAGCCCCGCACCGTATCTTGCCCCGAATATAAAGCCCGCCGGTACGGTGATCAGTTCCTCCGGCAGTGCGACCTGCGGGCCGGCCTGTCCAAAGAGCCCGGCAAGCCCCGCACCGTACACTCCGTACAGCAGAGCCTTGTCGGCCATGGTCCGGAACTGCTCCTGCCGGAGACCCACTGTGTAGCCGAGTCCGGAGACGAGTTTATCGCCGATGGTCCCCTTTGTCCGGTCGTTCAGGGCGAGGCTCTCCCGCAGTTCGTCCGCGCGCCTCAGGTCCTTTTCCGTAGCCTGGCCGAAGATCGCCTTCGTGCCGATATCGCCGAGTTCCATGGAGGCCGTCCCGGCCCGGTACCCCTTCGTGATCTCCCAGGTGTTTTTCCGGTACTCCTCAACCCTGAGCAGTTCCCCGAGCTGCGCCAGTGTCCCGATATCGTCCCGCGCGAGTTCCATACGTCCCGGGATCCGCAGCCAGTTCACCAGCGCGGGTGGTAGTTTGCTCAGCCCGTCCAGGTTTCTCTCCAGGGAGCGCTGCCAGTCAGCAGCCTGCCTCATTTCGTTGTCGTTGTAGACCAGATGGAAGGGAATCCCTGTCGCCGATGCCCGCTTCACGTCCTCGGCGTAGGCGTCCGGATCCCCGAAGCTATATGCCTCCCGGAACCGCTCCGCCAGGAACCGAGTGGACTCGGCCATAGGGGCCTCTTTCGCCACCGTCGCCTTCTCCTCCGGCGACAGCTCCACGACGGTCCCGCCTTCCGGGGACAGGTTCAGCCGCTCCGCACCCTGGTAGGGAGCCTCTTCTGCGGGCATCCGTGTGAACGCGCCGCCCCGGTTCAGCAGCCCTGGGTCCATGACCGCGTTGATATCCGCCTCAGCGTCTATTTCCTCGCGGCGCAGATCGGGAAGCCGGTCCCGGGCATTCGCTACCTGGGGAATTGAGGACACATTTATCCCGCCGAACAGGCCTCCTGCAGACTCCTCGGGTATCTCGATCTCGTCGGGCTCCTCATTCTGCAGTAATTTTTTTTCCTCGTCAGTCAGCGGGACAAATGCCATGTGTGCTTCCTCCTCTATCTATACAGGTATTTCTCGTCCGGTTCCCACTTGTCCGTGCCGTTGGTGAATGCATCCAGCTTTGGACTGTAGGTGTACCCCTTCGGCACCAGGTGCGCCGGGATTTTCCAGGTGGTGCCGAAGATCCAGTTGAACATGCCCTTCTTCGCCGTTTCCTTTTTCATCAGGTCGTCGGCGATCTTCAGCTTTTCCTCCGTCTGGTCAGGACCGAGTTTTCTGGTCCGTGTCAGGAAGGCGTTCATGAACAGGGGAAGCTCCTCTTCCCGAAGGTTCGCGTCCTTGTACCGGCGCTTCACTTCGCTGTTCACGTAGCTCTGGGCAGGGTCCTTGTTGTCCTCCAGGTATTTCTTGAGCTCGTTGATCTTGTCCTTGCTCTGGTGCTTTGCAGCAGACATCAGCTGCTCCCTGGTGGTGATCTCCCCACGGTCGATCGCGTCCCGGATGTTCCACTCCTCAGTGACTGTAGCCCGGTCCGATGCCGCGTCGAATACCGGCTTGTGGACCTTCCGGAAGACCTGTTCGGCAGCTTTCACCTGGGCGTCAGTCGCTCCGCCCTTCCGTACCTGTTCCAGGAATTCGTCCATGGACTCCGACGCAAGCGCCAGGTCCTCGGCCTCACCCTCGAAGACGGCTCTATGCTCATTTATCGCCCGGCGGATAGTGGCCTTGGGCACGCCGTACTGTTCCCCCAGGGCGAAGATCTCCTCCTCGGTCTGGGCGTAGTCGGCACGCCATCCGAAGTCCTGGGCGTTCCACCGCATCCAGTTGTTCACCAGGGTACGTCGCTTTTTCTCCGGCACGCCCATCCGTGCGAGCTGCGCGTCCAGTTCCTTCGCGGAAGAGGCTCCCTCCACTGTGTCGGCGATCCGTTCATTCCTCACCCGGGTCGCCTCCGCCTGCGCCGTGCGCCGTTCGGAGTACCGCGTCTTCACCGCCGTGACCAGGCTGTTCTCCCTGTCCCCCTCGTAGTGCTCCCGGATGTACCGCAGCGCCGAAGTCTCGCTGCCGAACTTCCGTACCAGGGTGTCGGCCTCCTCCTGGGTCCAGATCACGGCTACCTGGGCATCGATGGCCTTCGCCCACTTCGCGTGGGTCGTGCCGTCGATGCTGTCCTTGTGTGTTTTGAAGTATTGTTCCGCAGCCTTCGGATCAGCCTCCAGCCACTGCGCCAGGCGGGCCTCGTGGGCTGCCGAGTGCAGCGCCTTCACCTTGGCCGTGACCACTTCCTCCCCCTGGTCCGCCAGGAGGGTCAGCAGGGCGTTCTCCGCAGTGTCCAGCTGCGCCTCGAATATGCCGTCGTCGGCGTAGTTTGCGGCGATGGTGTTGACGGCGTTGGTCACCGCCGTGTTCGTGACCTCGATCCGGTAGTTCTGGAACTCGGTCCGCTCGTGCCGGGCGATGGAGTCCACCTTGCTGCTCCGGTTCCGGAGGATGTATTTCGAAAAGAGGCTTCTCTGGTTCTCGTTCTCCAACCCCTTCATGATGTCCCCTTCAAGCTTTCCGAACCACGTGCTTGCCTCGCCGCTCATGCCCTTGGCGCCCTTTCCCTTTCGGTTGAAGAGCCCCGTGTCCGGGTCGTTCAGATACTTCGTGGTCCGTTCGTCCCAGGCGTTCGCGGCCTCGAGCACGGCTGCGTCGTCGGCCTTCGACTGCATGTCGACGGCCACCTTCACCGCCTCGTCGGCCACGTCCCCCAGCATGCGCCCGGCGTTCTGGAGCGCCTTCGCCTCGAATCCCCCTGCGGCCCCCTCGGGCAGCGTCACGGGCCGGGACACCTCCGGAGAGAGGCCCCGTTCATAGGTCGGGATCCTCATGTCAGCGCCCCCGATGGAACAGGTGCCGGTATCCCGAGTTGTTGTAGGTCAGCGGGGATCCTGCGGCCGCAGACGAGGTGACGTTCCACCCCGAAGACGTCCCGCCCTGGAATGGGGTGTAGCCCATCTTGTACCAGGATGTCGCCACCGTGGCCCCGGTCCCCAGGAGGGACGTTATGGCCGACAGTTTTCCCGCGCTCCTCGCGGAGTCGGCCGCGCTCCTGGCGTAGTTCGCCTCGTCCTGGAGGTCCGCCCGCCGCACCTGGGCGTTGTACCGCAGTGTGGCCACGTCCTTCATTCCTTCCAGTTCCGTGTCGAGCACGGACGCCAGAGCCGTGCCGGTGCCGGGTGAAAATCCAGATGCGCCGTAGCCTGCACGCTGCTCCCCCTTGATGATGCCCATCTTTCGTTTCAGCCGGGTCTCTTCCTGCCCGGCGGCAAGCACTTCCTCGTGGGCACGCCGTTCCGCCTGGGCGGCCTGCGCCTCGTACTGGGATGCCTGCGCCTGCCCGGCCTGGTATGCCCCTATGGCCGACATGACGCCGGCGGCGGCCTGCAGTATTCCTAAAGTTGCCGGTAAGCTCATTCGATGTCACCTCTCATCCAGGCGTAATGGAACGGCAGCCCGTCCACGCCGTACGGGGCCGGGTCCTCTATTTTGAATCCCAGGTATTTCATCCATTTGATCGACTTCTCGTTTCGCACGTCCACCCAGTTCACCAGGAGCCGGTATTTCCGCCTCAGCCCGGCGAAGTAGGGTTTCGACGCCCGGAGATACGGCAGCGCCGCAGCCTCGATCTCCGGTGTGGCCAGCTGCCAGGGATAGCCTACGCCCCCCAGCAGGCTGCCAGGGAAGCACCCGGCCATTCCGATCGGTTTCCCGTCCCAGGTGCCCACCCAGATATCCGGGCTCTTTTTGATCGCCAATTCCAGCCCCTCGTGAGGGGTGAGCCTCGAGGCCGCCCAGATCTCCTGTTTGTCAGATAGTCTCATCCCGTTTGCGATGACGGCTATGTCTCCCGCACGCGGCGGGCGAACCTCGAAGCGCCCCATCCGTTACCCTCCTATATCCGCGGAGGGCAGTATGCCGAGAATTGTGAACGGCAGCGGGTGATCCTGCCTGAAATACAGGCGTCCGCCGTTCCGGTCCCATCCGCTGTCAAGTGCTATCGGCTCCGAGTCCCCAGTGAAGAGGGGCTGCGGATCGTAGGTTATAAAAAGAGGTTTCATTTCCACGTCCCGGTCCGGCGACCGGTGCGATCCGGGGCTGACCGTGAGGCCGCGGGTGTCACGCACCCGCAGGATCACGCCGGGGATCCGGATCCGCCTGCCCTGGACAGTGCCGTCCCTGAGCTGCGCGTCGAGCTGCAGCGTCTCGATCTCCGCCGTATAGGGCAGCCCCACGGTCACGATGCTCGCGCTGTGGGGAAGGGTTATCGCCCCGTCCGTTACGGTGAGGTCCGTGACCACTCCTCCGTCCGCCAGAGCGGTCACCGTGCACCCCTCGAGCCAGTCCAGCCCGGATATGGACGTCACCGGCCCGCCGGAATATCTCCCCCCGCAGTCCAGGAACATGGCCTTTGTCACGTCCCCGGATCCGCCTTTGATGGGCACCCGGTCCGCGAGCCGCTCGAGATATACCCGTTCCGATCCGCCGATCTCCCGCCGCACTGCGAAATACACCTCGTCCCGCGAGTCGCCGGGGATGCTGGCCACGGCCTCGTAGGCCCCCGTCGTGTGGCGATGGCTCCAGGCCCACACCTCGTGCTCCTTGATGTAGGTCAGCACGTTTATGGACCCGTCGTCCATGACGGCCCAGATGAGGCTCCACGGCTGCTGCTGGTACGCCCAGGAGACCACCTTCTTCTCCTCGAACAAATGCTCCGCGAAGAGGCTGAGGTCGCGGTTGCTGTATCCGTCCTCCTCGTAGGTGTAGGCGAGGGAGTAGATCCCGTTCCCCTTGTCCTGGACGAAGAGCACGGAATTGCTGGCGGTAATCGCCTCCAGCTGACTGCTGCCGATGAATCCCTGGGCCTCGATCTGCTTCTGCTTGTAGGTGAAGGCTCCCTGGGACCCGGGGAACACACGCCACTCCGACCCGGCCGTGAGCACCAGGAGGTCCCGGAGGCTCACCAGGTTCCGGATCCGGTTCACACTCCGCGATGCCATCTGCGCCGTGATGGCGTTGTCGTCCGTCTGTGGCGCGGAGACCTTGAAGCTGATATAGTTCCCCGTCTCGGAAAACCACAGCTTGTTCGGGAAAGACGGGCTTCCGCCGAAGGCGAGCCGGTCCTGGTAGAACTGGACGCTGTAGGGGTAGCCGTTTCTCGGGCTCCAGGCGCCCCGCGCCCACAATTTTGTGGCCGCCGTGCTGTAGAGCTTGTTCACCACCGTCCCCGTCACCGCGGTGCCGCTCGTGTAGCCCGTGATCCGCACGATGCCGTTGTTGATCCGCGCGGCGGCGTTGATGGTCACGATGCAGTCCTCATCGGCCCGCTTGGTGTAGCTCACCCGGACCTTCACCGGCTCCTGGTCGTCGGAGAGTTCCTCGGTGAAGCTGTAGTCAAGGTTTCCCTCTTCGACGCTGTTTCCCACCATGGTCCTGTACTGCAGCCAGGTGGTGCCTCCGTCATAGCTCCGCTCGAGCTTCAGGGTCCCGTCCCAGTCGCCCGAGGTGCGGAAGTTCCAGTCCCCCTCCACGTCGATGGACGGGGACGTTCCGGAGGCGCTGAAGGTGTGTTCCAGGCTGTTCTCAGGCACCCGCTGGCTCACCCGCACCAGCTCCCCCACGTCGGTGGACTGCCAGATGGACGTGCTCGCCGTCAGCGTCACCGTCCCTCCAGCCGTCAGGGTGCCCGTGGGCGTGATGGTTGTGGATGTTGTGTTTTCGTCAAGGAACGGACCAAGTTTGTAGTCATAGTCCGCCAGGGTCCATGAGTCGTGGCCGTACCGCTCCAGCTGCTTCGGGCGGACGGTGGGGTGCACCAGGTAAAGCACGTCGGCGCTCTGGGTGTAGCCGATGTCGGGCAGCATGTCCTCCGTGTAAGGAGTGACCACTTCGTAGGGTACGGCCCCGTCGAGCACGTAGTCGCCGTTCATGATCACCCGCAGGTATTTGTGCCCGAACTCCAGCACGTAGGCCTGCTCCACGGAATAGACGAAGGGTATCAGCCGCACCGTACGCGTCGGGTACTTCGTCTCCCCAACGTACCAGGTGCCGGGTAAATTGCTCACTCCGCCGTGGGGATGGACGAACACGTTCTTCGCGAGTCTCAGCCCCGTCTGGTACTTCGCAAGGTCCGTCCGCGCCCACAGGGCTGGGGACAGCTCCCCTCCGGCGAAACTTGCCTGGAGCGCTCTCAGGTCCGCCATGGTCAGTTCCTCGCGTCCACGTAGCGGCTGTAGGACACCCGCTCCACCTGTTCGTTGGCCGATGCCGCCTTCGCCTCGTTCACCAGGGAGCCGTACACCTGGAGCAGGCTCATCCGTTCCTTCGAATCGCCGGAGAGGCCTGTGATCAGGTCGGCCGCCAGGCGGTACGACAGTGCGGACACAAACTGGGCGTCGAACTGGGCCGGGTCCGTGATCCGTGCCGTGTACTCCAGGTACGCGTCCTCCGTGTCGCAGAGGAGATACTTCGACGTTCCGGCGTCGGAGGAGATGACGGTGTACTCCAGGGGCGTCGACGGCGAGGACTTGCTGCCCTCCGTGACGATCCTCCGTGAGACCAGGCAGTCCGCCGGGTAGGCGTAGACGTGCTCCCAGTTCGGATACTCAACGTCCGCAACCGGGGCGAGAGCCTTGATCTTCGTGGCGAAGGCCCACCTGAAGCTTCTAAGCACCTCGTCCCGGCACACCTCGTAATGGCGCGAGCAGAGGCGCGCCTCCACGGACTGCTCGTCGAGCGCTCCTATGGAAAAGCCCCCGCAGTGGCTGAGGGCGAGATTGCAGATTGAAATGATCGATGCGGGCATGGTCAGTCCCCCTTATATGGAAAAAAGGGGATGGTCGCCCATCCCCGCTGTTATTCCTTCTTCTTTCGTTTCCGCTTTGGTTTTTCAGGTGCTGCTTCGGCCGGAAGATCATCCGGGATTTCCATAGGTTCTTCGGGCTCTTTGTCCGCCTGGATTTCCTTCGGCGGAAGCTGTTCCGCTATCGCTATCGCTGCCGCTACGGGCTCAAAGGATGGAGGGCAGGAGCCGAACTCATACTCCTCCCCCACCTTCCAGTATTTTCCTCGCCGGTAGCAGCGTCGTTTGCACCGGCAGAGCATGGCCTAGCTCAGCTTGTCGATGCCGCTGACCAGGTAGGCGTCGAATTTCCCTGCGGTCAGGGCGGCCGTGCCGATGGTGTAGAGCACCCGGAGGTACCGTTTGCACCCCATGGGGATCCGTGCCCGTATCACCTGAGTGCCGGCCGTGAGGCTCGCTTTTGCGATGGCTGCCGTTGCGAGCAGCGTCTCGGCGCTACCGAAGGCGCTGTCGCTGTCCGTCTGCAGGGCGAACGTCACCGTGGCGTTGCCTTCGGAGGTGACGGTGGTCTGGACGGCCACCACGAGCCACAGGGAGTCGAGAGCATCTCCAGCCGTGGTCAGGTCGACGATGTTTTTCGACGCGTGGGGGGCCACCGTGGTCTCGGCCTGTGCGTCGCTGAAAATCAGTTCTTTGTCGAGAATCATGTTTTTATCCTCCTGTCTTCGTCAGGCCTAGGCTGCGGGGCTGACGAGGTCTTCGTCGTTCACCAAGGCGTCGCACCGGGCTACGGGGATGCCGTCGAATGTCATGACGGACTTTCCGGCCACGGTCTCCCAGGTGAGGTTGTAGGCGACTTTCTCCAGGATGCCCAGGCGGAGCGCCGTGTGGACGGTGCGGTTCATGCACCAGACTGCCCTGCCCATGCCCAGGTTCGGGATGCGCTCCTCGGCCTGGATCATGAGGTTGATGAGCGCCTTCTGGGCCGTCGCTCCGGAGAGATCGGAGACCTCGATGTTTGCGATCCGGACCGCGTACCGCCAGTCGCGCACTGTCAGGCCGAGGTCCCACTTGTAGTGGGTCCGGTATCCCTGGTAGCGGCCTCCTGCGGCGTCCTCCAGGGTCACCTCGCCCAGGTCACGGTGGCTGAGCCCGGCGGGAAGCCCCTTGGGGTACAGGCCGTGGACCGTGTTCGGGCCCCAGACGATAAGCCAGACGGACGTGTTGTCCGTATCGTCGCCTGACCCGTGGATCACGTTGTACGTGGACAGCTTGTCGTCGGACGTCTGGTACGCCGTGTACCGGGGCGCGAAGCCGTTGAACTTCTCCGGCTCCAGGGTGGTGTTGCCGTAGAACAGGGTGGTGGCCATCTCCTGGTTCATGGCCTCAAGGAACGCCCGGTCCTCGGAGAGGCGGAACGCTGCCGTGTTGCCATTCAGGTCGACAAGCGCCTTGTCCACCTCGGCGTATGCCTCGAGCATGCCGCACGCGTCGCTGATCTGTTTGGTCTGCGATTTGCTGGGCTGCACGCCGTAGTTCAGCAGCCTCCATGTGGCGCTGGGCAGGCCGGTGCGCACCGTCGTTTTGTGGCTTGTGCCGTCGTTGCACTCCTGCACGCTCATGTACTTCAGGATGTCGTTGGTCTCGCTCAGGAGCTCCACGATGGTTGCTATCTTCCCGTCAGGATCACTCCTGCGGGCCACGTCCATCAGGGTGGGGTTTTCGTATCCGATTGTGCTCATGATTGCCTCCTCGATAAATTATTTGCCCATGGAGGGGTAGAGGACATCGGCCGGTGATTTTGTGCCGAAGCTCGCCCTTCCTCCGGGCGTCTGGTCCTCGCCGATCAGCTTTCCGGCGGCGATGAGGATCCGGAAGAGCTCCGGGTCGTTCATCGATATAAACTGCCTCTCGTTCAGGTGTTTCACGAACTTTCCCTCGGGGTCCACGGCTTTCAGGAGGTTCTCCGCATGCCCCATGTTCTCGGGGAGCTTCTCTCCGCCGTACTGGGGGTCCGTCTTCACTGCCGCCACGTCCTGGTCTATGAACTTCATGGCCGTTTCAGCCTGCTGGGCGGCCACGCGCCCGATGTTCCGCGCGTAGATGTCGGCCAGCCGCTGGGCCTGTGCCTGGGTGAGCCCGAGCTCCTTTGCTACAGGGGTGAACTCGTCGACGACGGCCTTATCGGCCACCATTCCGTCGGGGAGCGTGAACTCGTAGGTTTCAGGGATCCCCTCCTCCGGCGTGTCGTTCGCCTGCTCCGTCCCGGCATCGGGTACCTGCGCGGGTTCTGCCTCCTGCTGCGCTCCGCCTCCGAGCAAGCTCGTCTGCGGTTGGGGTGCCTGGGGTGTGCCCGTGGCTGCTCCCCGGGTGCTCTCCTGCCCCCCGGATACGGTGTCTGCCTGACCGGGTGCGGGTGTAGGATCCGTCATTTCCGATTGCCTCCTCTGGGTATTAAATCGTTGTTCGTCATCCAGCGCAGGAACTCCCGCGCCATGCGTCCCTCGTGATCCGGGTCCACGTCCATGAGGTCCGCCTTGATCTGCAGCCCCACGGAACGCTTCCCCTCGTTGTAAAAGCTGGTGCTGTTTCCCGTGAATGTCGTCTGGTAGATACCGGCGATCTCCAGGAGCCGCCACAAAAAACGAAGACCCTCGGGGGTTCCGAGGATCTTCTTCAGGTCGTCCTTCTCTAGTTCGCGCCGCCGCCTCAGCCGTTCGTCATCGGTCATGGCGCATTCCCCGTGATTCCGCCCAGGAGCATGTCCATGGCCGTGCTCTGGCCTACGGGCGTGTCCGAGAGAATCTTCGCGCTCTGGGCCCCGGACTGGACCTGTTCCATTGCCTGCTGCGCCTGTATCTGACGGGCCTCCTGCTCGATCCGTGCAAGCGCCTCGTCCGTGGTCCGGAGGATCTCCGCCGGTACGCCAACGTAGGTTCCGTATTTCTGCAGCGCCGCCAGGGCGTCGATCTTGTGGCGCACCTCCGGGAATACGGCGATCAGGTTTCCGGCGAAGGCCATGGTCTGTTCGATGGCGGCCGTTCCCACCATGCGCTGTGCCTGGGCGAGTACGCTGACGTATTCCGCCTTTATCTCCTCGCCCTGGAGGTCCGGGGGAGGAGGCGGCAGGATCCCCGCGTCGAATGCCCGCGAGAATGTCTGGTCGATGACGGGGTCGAGCATCTCGTTGTAGAGCTGTTCGAGCACCGGTCCCAGCATGAGGAGCTTTTCCTCGTGCCTCTCAGCCACCTCTGTGGCCGTCATCTGGTTCCGGTCGAGGTTCGTCAGCATGAGGAAGAGATCTGAGAAAAAGGCCCGCTGCACGTTGACCGATACCTTGTCGATCT